GTTACAGGGCAAATTTCAGGCAGAAAAAACCCGCCAAAGGGAAGAGGCGGGCAGTAAATACTGAACCTGACACAAAGAAGGAAAATACATCATTTTCATCAGCAGAAGACCTGCACATCAGGCTGATAGTGCAGACACTGCGACTTTGCCTGATATTCGTAGTTAAGTGAAACAGATAAATCCTAATAAACCATGTAAACTACGATGTTATTATGCAGATGTTGCGGTGAATCCCGTTAGCGCGGGGCAAACTGATCACCTACTTCTGTTAACCAACGTTGCAGCAGACATGAGCGCCGCGAGTCATGGCTGATCAACCAAAGACTCACCGGATAGCGACCGGCACCGCAATATCTACCTACTCATTGTCTGAATCAAAGGCTACTTCGGTAGCCTTTTCTTTGGGCGAAAAAAAAGCCCGATCTGGGAAACCGGGCGGGAATGACGAAAAAAGAGTCAAAAATGTCTTTCATTGATTGCCTCATAGGGTTAAGGCACAAAAACGATAATCATTTCAGTTTGAAAAGGTCAACAGAGCCGCGCTACGGCGTAGTCTTTATTTTGTGATGGTTATATGTTTTGGGGCTGAGTACATCCTCAGTCATTAACGATAAGCAGCATCATGGGTGATGTAGTCTGTAGAATATCAACGCTGCGGCGATAGCCATAAAACAGATAACGATTGCGAGTTTTTCGAAAGGACTCATCTGATTCTGCCTGAAAAAAATGCCCGGAATGACGAGACCGGGCAAACTCACTCATGAAAATAAAATATACATTTATCAATTGGAGCACCGCCCAACTTCTGGTATGAACGGCAAACAAACGATAAGCATTTCAGTTTGAGCAGATCAACAGTTAAACAGGGCTGCGCTATTGCGTGGCCTTTTTCATATACAGTGCTCACCGGGCGACGGGCTCATAACCCAATACGCCCGGGGTGATGAGACTGCTGCAACAGTCTCATCACCAGAGTCCGCCCATATTTCATGCTGAGGACAAAAAATGAAACTGAGCATAGGCGATATAAAATTTTCCGAATCTTACGCATCCACGACCGTTGAGGTTGGGAGCGGAACATACCCTTATCTCCATCTTTCAATATGTACGATGGACGTTTCCGTTCCGCTGGTGGAAGGTAAGGCCCTGGAACAGTACAAAGAAGAACTACTGGCAAAAGCACGCGAACGAATCGCTAGCATGTATAAAGAGATTGTGTGCGGTGGGAGTCAGGTGCTTAAACCCTTTAAGATAGAAATTACCTCATCCCCCAGAGACAAGCTGGAAGAGCGTGTTGCTAATCTGGAGTTGCAGCTTGCGGAAGTAAAAGAATCTACAAGCTGCCATATGCAATTAATGCAGAATAACATTCAAGAAATAAAGAGCAGAACTATTCAGCCCCATCTCAGCAATCGCAGTTGTTGAAGTTCTCTTGTGCATGCCTGATTGCCATAACCTCTATTTCCTTTATGGTCAGATCAGGAACATCCATACCGCTAATATTTATGTAGAAATGATGCTGGGAGTCATCGCCACCCAGCAGCGATACGTAGATTTTTTCGTTTGCGTGGCAAAGACCAATAGAGCTTAGCTTGTATTTCATTTTTTTATTCCTCAACCAGAAGTAACAGCCATCCCTCCGGCAGTGAGTTGAACGTCAGTGCTGTCACACTGACGGGCTGAAATAACAAACTACCCATTGCAGGGAATCAACATCAAGCCGCGCTCCAGCGGCTTTTTTATTAACCAAAATCGCCAGTCAGGCGGGAGAAACTATGTATAAAGTCAAAGTTACCTACATATTGCCGGAAGGTGATTTAGTTCGTGTTGCGGTATGCGCCGTGAAAGAGGACGGCAGTCAGATTTTCCAGATGGAAATCCAGTCACCGTACGAAAAGGGCAAGTCCCTGGACGCCTACGAGCAGGCCGCGATTGAGCAGTACACCTCTACTGTCAGTGATATCGCCGCTTCTGCGCAATCAGCACCGGCTGAGCCGGAAGTCGCGGAAGCCAGCGCCAAAAAATAATGTTTCCACAGCAGCATAAACGGGTCGCCAGGCGCGGCCCTTTCTTTTATCAACCCCCACAGGGAAGCGATCATGCTGGAGAAACACACAACGTGGCTGGCCTATCTGTGGGCGGTGATATGCGGTGCTCTTGCTCAGTGGACGGTACACGACTACGGGGCGCTGATTGGCATCGTTCTCGGTATTGGTACGTTCTGGGTTAACCGCCATTACAAAAAGAAGCTGGAGCAGACGCAGGCAAGACAGGCGGCAGCACTGGAAAAGCGTAACCAGATACTTGAACAGATGACCAGAAAGCCGGACAGCGCGACCACTGCCCTGATAGTGGAATCTGAGAGGCTGGATGATGCAGATAAAAGTTAAAAGGCTTATCGCTGGTGGCGCGGGCGCAATAGCGATAGCGGCGGCGATGCTTGGTGGTCATGACGGGCTTGAAGGCAGGCGCTACGAGCCTTACCGCGATGTGGCAGGTGTACTTACCGTATGTGACGGGCATACGGGAAAAGACATCATCCCCGGTAGGCGTTACACCGATGCAGAATGTGATGCACTACTGAATAAAGACCTGGCACTGGTCGCAGCCCGCATTGATCCACTGATTAAGGTCAGTATCCCCGAAAGCGAAAGGGCGGCGTTCTACTCCTTTGCGTACAACGTTGGTACTGGTGCATTTGCCAAATCCACCCTGCTGAAAAAACTCAACGCTGGTGATCAGGCCGGAGCCTGTAACGAGCTTAAGCGCTGGACGTATGCAGGCGGTAAGCAGTGGAAAGGGCTGGTAACGCGTCGCGAGATAGAACGAGAGGTGTGTACGTGGGAGCAGTAGTTTGTTTCGCGGCGGCGGCATTGCTAATCCGGTAATGGCAATAGAGGGAATATGTCGTCACCGGAAAGCTGTACTGCCGTGAAAAGGGATATAATAGAAATTTACTGTAAGTCTAGTTGATTGTCGGGGTCCATAAATTTAACAAACTCATCATTATGTTCGATCATAATTATTTGTATCATAGTCCCGGATAATTCAGCTAAAAGCATTTTTAGCTTAGCGTGGTTTGGTATTGCTGCTAACTCATTCGGTTTAAGGTAAAAATATCTAGTGTTCCAATGATATATTTTATATTCAGATTCTATGTTTTTTATATTATCAGATAATGAGTCAATGATGCTGTCTGGTATTTCCAGTTTTTTTTGCCCTGGTGTTTGATGGGCAAACGCATTTCTTAATCTGTTTATAGTCTTGAAACAGTTGTATACAGATTTGGGTAGATTGAGGTTTTTGGCGATTTTTATTTTAGAATAAAAATCAATTCTTATTTTATTGTCTTCGTCATTGAATAAGTTCAAACTATTGCAGTGGGCACAAATCCATCCTTCTGCAATATTTTCGCAACACAGGTGAGTAAGCAATACAGATGATAATATGGAATCCTTAGTGTTATTTTCCAATAACGCATTACACAGGTCTTTGTTCGCAATTTTCATATAGATAGCAACATTCATAAATTCTCCTTTATTGAATAGGTAACAACGCATGAGTAATAATAAATATATAGCTATAGTTGTCAATGATCTTGGCTATAAGGTGAGTATTAATGGTCAACGGTGCGCATATGACAAAGAGGGTAAATTGATCACTATTGCTCCTCCTGAAGATTTTCCGTCACACCTGGCCTTTATTGATGTCCGGGATGGCAAGGATGGTAATGAGAAGGTAAAAGAGCTTTACCGAAAGACAGGAATATTTGCAACCGAACTGTATATTTAGCCGGATGTTAAATGGGTGATTATGTTTACGTTCAGTAGTCTTGCTGGGCGCTTCTGTTGTTGTGAATGGGGAGCGCAAATCTTCGGATGTTGAATGGATAAAGAGACCGTAGCGCCATGAACCATATAACCATCGGCTCAATAATCTCGTTGCTGGTTGTGGCTGCAGCGCTGGCGTGGACTACCGACCACTACCACGGTAATGCGGTGAAGTACAAAGAGCAGCGCGACACTGCTACTCACAACCTGAAGCTGGCGAACGAGATGATTGACGATATGCAGATACGCCAGCGTGATGTTGCCGCCCTCGATGCCAGATATACAAAGGAATTAGCTGATGCGAAAGCTGAAAATGATGCTTTGCGCGATGATGTTGCCGCTGGCCGTCGTCGCCTGCACGTCAACGCAACCTGTCCCACAGTCGTGCGTAAAGCCACCGCCACCCCCGGCGTGGATAATGCAGGCCGCCCCAGACTGGCAGACTCCGCTCAACGGGATTATTTCACTCTCAGAGACCGGGTGAAGACGATGCAAAAACAACTGGAAGGGGCGCAGCAGTATATTCTGGAACAATGCGAAAAATGAGGTGACGCATGAACGAGCAACCCATTACGGGGATGACCTTTGCTGACAACCTGATGACTATTCGGGACAGTGAAGGCCGCGCGAGAATTATTATTGGCGACGATGGCAGTACGAAAAACGGTATTCAGGTGCCACCAGAACCGCTGACAGCCGAAGAGGAAATTTACGGGCGCGGGCTCTACAGACTGCCCGCTGGTTGGGAGGATTTGTCCGGCGATGAGCAATGGCTTAACTACATCAGCGACGAACTGCGCAACATGTGGCCGCAGATATCCCGTGAACAAAAGATGGCAATTGCCTGTTCGATGGGCGAGATGGCCGACGATCTGTTTGACCTTGCGTGTTCAATACGTGAGGGGTGATCGCAGATAAAAAATACCCGCGCCAGTTACGGGGAACCTTTACGGGTTAATGCTACATAGTCAATGTTATATGGATAGTGGTGAACGCAGGCGGATTATCCATTTAGCATTAACTACCGTCCATCAGGTAATGGTGAGTAGTACCGCAGGTGAGCATTTTCAGAAAAGCGCCTGTTGCGGTGTTGCCTTTGGATCGTATTCAGATACGGTAACGCCAAGTTCCTGTTCGAACCAGGAAGCCACCAGATGGCGGTGACAGAACTCCCCAGGCCTCTCCCAGCACAACAAAACAGGTTCATAACCTCCCGTCATGGCGTGAAGTTCATCCCACGTTCGTTGTGGATCGAGAGGCGCGAGAATTTCATTTCTGAATAACTCGTTATATTTTGCTTCTGAAACAGAATTAAACCAGGAACCCGGAGCCAATTTGTTATAAATACGATAACCGGCGGGTGTGTTGCGTGGAGCATATCTGGCGATGCTGATTCGACCATCACCTTTATACAGCGAAAAGCAGGATGTTTTCATTGATTACCTCATGGTTGAAGGTTGTTACAAGGGGTAAATTATTATCCGGGGTTATGACCAGACAGGATCGGTTTCTAAATAACTTTCGTTAAAGCCATTAAGGACAACGACAAAACTGACTTTTTCACTCTGTCGTGAAATGACTTTATTTGCTTCGTGTAATGCAGACTCCCTGGAGTCGGAAATCATATAGATAAAAGCAAATCCTGATTTTATTTTGCATATTGCTGTGTATCTGGAAACCATTTTAAAACCTCTTTTTGAAGGGATTGCCACCAGGTGAGTTCCTGATGGCTGTTTCGTTATCAGCAGTACAGGGTTAACAGTGCAGGTTTTTCGTCGTTTACGTTACCCTGAATGAACCCGATTTTTTCACCTTCCTGATTGAGGAAAAATACGGTTGTCTGCAGATAATCAAGTTTCATTTTTCTCATTTTTGCCGGATTTAAATTAAGTTCTTTTAAAATATTAATTGCTGCGTTGATGTTTGATTTTGCTGTAGTGGTTTTAACTACCAGTTCAATATATTGATAAGTCATAATGGCTTCCTTTTTTATTCTGTTGGTTAATGTGTTTTTCTATATTTTTATTATATCAATGTGGCGCGGTTAGTACAGTGTTTTAATTAAAAAATATCTTATTTATCATCATCTTATAATGGTGTTGTTATGTTTATCGGGTCATTACCTAAAAAATTAATCACACAGATGTTGATTAATATACAGCTTAAACCGGATATATATATCGGCTGTTCCGGGTCGTTCCGGATTGAACACGCGATTAAAAATATGATGCCGGAGAAAAAAACATACGGTAATGATGTTTCATTGCTCTCGTGTGCGGTGGGATATTTACTCACAGGGCAACGGCTGGACGTGGAATTTACCGGGAGGCTGGAGCCACTCAATCAACTTCGCGGTGATATAGCGGCAAACACATCTGCAATATGCCTTGCTGTAATGCTGTCCCGGTTCAAAGGCAATAATCAGTACAGCCAGGCACACTTTGCTCACATTCTGCGTAATCTGGCCGATTATCACAGCGCTGAGAGAGAGAAACTGCTGCGTTACACCGATGGTTTCAGTCTTGATGGCTTCCATGCCGGGGATTTCCATCATCAGATTGATGCAGCAAGGGAAAATGGAGGAACGCTAATCATGTTCGCACCAACCTATAAGGGCGGATATGAAAACCTGTACAAATTCGTAAACGAGAACACAAAATGGGATTCCCCCTCCTACGGAGTATGGGACCCTGAGAATATTGGTAATCTGGTCCTTGAACTACAGGACAACAATCAGAATTTTGCGATCATCACCGATCGCCGGCTGGAAAGCACCGAACCGCGGATGATGTTTGCCGGAGGCAATAAGCCGGTTTTCCTGTACGCTAACGATGCCCGGTCATCATTACGCCGTGAAAACAAAAAATCGCAGCCATTCCGGTATAAAGTGATTGATCCCGATGCAGTGAAAGCCGACAGCCAGATTGAAATCAGCCCGCTAACCTCTCAGCAGCTAAATTTTCTGAAGGATGTCTATCTGGCCAAAGGTATTAACCATAAAAACGGAATGATTAATTTCGGCGTGTTTATCGACGGAATGCTGGCTGGCGCTTTCATTTTTTCCCTGTCGCAGTACGGGGACAAAATACACAGCATCTACATGTTGAGCGACTTCTCAACGACCAGACTGCGGCGGATCTCCAAACTCATTCCCATGCTGGCAACCAGTCGTGACGTTATTAACTTCGTTAACCGTAAATACATGATCGACATCCGATCGGTAAGTACCACTGCATTCACCCGCAATCCCGTTTCAATGAAGTACCGGGGGATCTATGAACTGGTCAAACGCGGAGAGGGATTTCTGAATTATGAGTCTGCGGTAAGAGAACAGACACCGCAGGAAATTTATCTCACCTGGTACAGAAAATATGCCACTTGATACTGAAATTATCGCCGTCGAACCGAAAAGTCTCAGGCTGCTGGAAAAAAACGCCCATTATATGGAGCCTGCCGAATTTGAAAGACTGGTGGAAAACATCAGAAAAGATGGCGTTCTGACCAGTACACCGGTTGTGTACCAGGGAACGGTGCTTTCCGGCAATCACAGGGTGCAGGCGTCAATTAAGGCCGGACTGGAAGTCATTCAGGTCATTAATATCCGGTCAGAACTGACAGAAGATCAGCAAAAAGCCATTCAGTTAAGCCATAACGCCATAAACGGAAAAGACGATAACAACCTGCTTCAGGAGTTATTCGACTCTATCGACAGCCTGGATATGAAGCTCTATTCCGGCCTGACAGATGACGACTTCAAAATTACCGACATTGAGGTGCAGACGCTTTCATTTGTTCAGCCGTCCTGGGAAGACATGGTGATTGCGTTCCTGCCGGAAGAAAAAGCCCTGTTTATTGAGGCGCTGGAAAAAATAGGGAAAAAGGCCAAAGACCGGCTGATTGTTGCTGGCCGTATCAGTGATTTTGACCAGGTGTTTAATGCCGTCATCAATGCCAAAAGCAAACTGAACATTATCAATACCGCCGAGGCGCTGAAAACGATGGCGGAGCTTGCGTTACAGAAACTTGAGGAAACAGAAGATGAACCAGAAGCCTGAGATGGATTTAGCGAAAGCGGAAGCGCTGGGGGCCATGCAAATGAAATCACAGCAGATTGCCTGCGCTATGGATATAGATCTGAACAAACTACGGGAAGATAAAGAACAATACGACACCTTCACGGCGGCAGTAAGTAAGGGCAGGGCAAAGGGAGAGGCGGAGATAAGAAGCCTGCTTTTTAAACGCGCAAGGGAAGGTGACAGCGTCGCCATTCGTGAGTTACTCAATTACAGGTAAGGATGGTGGCGAATGAGCAGACCGGACGAGAGCTCACTGAAAAGTGATTACTGCGCCGGGGTGCTTTCAATCCAGAAGGTTGCAGTAAAGCACAATATCGCCAAATCCACACTGATAGATATGGCGAAAAAAAATCAGTGGGTGCGGGAAAAAAATCCGACCAAAAAATCCGACCAAAATGAAAATGGTCGGACGGACGGTCGGGAAAAAAAATACCTTAAAAATTCAGATGAAAAAAATCCAGGAAATTTTCCATCTGATAACCGATATAGCGATAGCGACTATACGTTCAACCCAGATGATTTCGGTATTTCAGAACAGCAGGGCGTTTTCGCTGAATATGTGGCAGCAGGTAAAAGCCTGGCTGAAGCCTACCGTCTTGCTGGCTATCAGGGAGAGGGGAATACAATCTATGTCAACGCCAGCCGGTTACTAAGAAATGCTAAGGTTTATCGTGCCATTCGCTGGCTGCGTGACAAGCGCCAGCGTCGGCTTGCTCTCACCGAAGACGAAATCATTCACCAGCTTTCCGCTATTGCCAGTGCCGATCCCAATGAAATTTCTCACATTCGCCGCGTAAACTGCCGTTATTGCTGGGGAAAAAACCATCAATATCAGTGGCGTGATATGGATGAGTACCACGCTGCGCGCGAGAAGACACTTGATGGCGAGATGCCTGAATATGGCGGGATCGGCTTTTTTGATTCTGCTGTCCCTAATCCTGAATGTCCACGCTGTGGCGGAGAGGGCGTACCCGATATCTATTTCGCCGACACCACCATGATTGATGGTCCTGCCAGGTGGTTGATTGCCGGTGTCAGACAGACCATGAACGGACTTGAGGTGAAGATTGCCAGCCAGGAAGCTGCCCGCCGGGAACTGTTGCGCATTCTGGAACGACACCTTGCCAGTAAACCGGAAGAACCACAGATACCGGGAGACGATTACCGGTTACAGGAGCTGACTCCTGATGAAGCTGTACCCCCAAAGCCCGTCCTCTGACGAGGTGGTCAGACTTACCCCAAAACAGGCAAATATTTACGTCTGGGGCTGGCAGCCAGAAGCCCGTTTCCGTGATGCCGTATGCGGGCGACGTTTCGGTAAAACATATCTGGGAAAGGCGGAAATCCGCCGGGCGGCACGTCTGGCGCAAAAATGGCACGTCAGTATCGAGGATGAGATCTGGTACTGTGCGCCTACTCAAAAACAGGCAAAACGTGTTTTCTGGCGGCGTCTCAAACAGGCCATTCCTCCTGCATGGCGTGCCGGTAAGCCAAATGAGACCGAACTTTCTATCACGTTGAAAAGCGGTCATATCATCCGGTGTGTCGGTCTTAACAACTATGATGATCTGCGCGGCTCCGGACTGTTCTTTGTTCTTATTGACGAATGGGCGGATTGCCCCTGGGCTGCATGGGAAGAAGTCATTCGCCCGATGCTTTCCACCTGTCGCTATGTTGTTGACGGTGTGGGCCGGGTTGGCGGTCATGTGCTACGCATTGGTACGCCCAAAGGGTTTAACCACTGCTATGACACCTGGCTGGATGGCCAGGAAGGACGGCAGCCAGATCACAAAAGCTGGCTGTATACGTCAGTTCAGGGCGGGAATGTTCCACAGGAAGAAATAGACGCTGCCCGCCGCAAAATGGACCCGCGTACATTCCGCCAGGAGTATGAGGCCAGTTTTGAAAACTACCAGGGTGTTGTCTATTACTGTTTTGATCGCCGAAAAAACCATACTGATATTACGGTACAACCTGGCGATGCGCTGCATATCGGAATGGACTTCAACGTCGGGAAAATGGCAGCGGTGGTTTACGTGCTGCATGACGGCCTGCCGTATGCCGTGGATGAGTTTATGGATGTATTTGATACCCCGGCCATGACGAAGGCAATCAATGATCGTTACGGCGAGGGTGGGCATTCCATTACCATTTATCCCGATGCCAGCGGTAAAAACCGACAGACCAGTAATGGACTAACGTCAGATATCGCATTGTTGGAACAGGCCGGGTTTGATGTTTGCGTCAATAACAGCAACCCCGCAGTGAGAGATCGTATTAATGCCATGAACGCTATGCTCTGCAATACCGTCGGTGAGCGGCGTTTACGCGTGAATACCACCACATGCCCACGCTTCACACAGTGCCAGGAGCGCCAGATCTACAACGACAAAGGCGAGCCGGACAAAAAAGCCGGTTTTGACCATGCCAACGATGCCGGAACCTACCCCATAGCTTACCTGTATCCGATTAACGCACCGGCAGGCGATCTCGAAATAGGATTCTTATACTGATGAGCGACAGTAATATTAACTACAGACATCCGGCATACAGTGAGTTCTTGCCGGAATGGCAGATGGTCGGCGACTGTGTAGACGGGGAGCGGGCTGTCAAAAAACAGCGCGAAAAATACCTCCCCCATCCGGGGGACGAAGGTCAGAACAGCGAACAGGATCGGGAGCGCTATAAGGCTTATCTGAAACGGGCGCCGTTTATCAATGCTACCGGAAGAACATTAACCGGACTTATCGGTATTGCATTCAATAAACCCGTAAAAATCCAGCTTTCCGGGAAGCTCACCGCCATAGAATCGGATGCCGACGGTGAAGGGCAACCGCTCACGCAGCTAATCCGTGATGCACTGAGCCAGAACCTGCAACGGGGGCGGGCAGGAATACTGTCAGATTACACTTCCGGTGGCACTCAGACGGTGGCGACGGCGGGGCGTCCGGTTATCCGGCTGTTCACCGCGAAACAAATCATCAACTGGCGCGTCACGAACAATAAAACGTCACTGGTTGTTCTGCACTATCAGGAGCCGGTAAACGATCCGGATTCGTTTGAACTGATTATGCAGGATTTCTGGCTGGAGCTGCGTCTTGTTGATGGTTTTGCCATGTCAAGAAAATGGCAGGAAAGCGACGAAGGCATTCAGGCGAACGAATGGGTGGATCTGAAAGATGCAGGCGGTAAACGTATGGAAGAACTGCCCTGGGCGTGGATTGGCGCTGTCAATAACGATCACACGCCGGATGCACCGCCGCTGGCAGATATCGCGTACATCAATATCAAACACTACCAGGCCGAGGCCGATATTGCTGAAATAGCGCACACAGTCGGGCAGCCAACTATCGCAATATCAGAAGTGTCTCAGCAGTGGGTGGATAAAAACCTTAAAGGTGTGAAGGTTGGTGCAAGAAACGGCCTGATGTTGCCTGTTGGCGGAAAGATTTCAATGGTGCAGGCAGAAGACCGCAACCTGCCGCTTATCGTTGCCGAACGGCGCGAAAAACAGATGGCTATGCTGGGCGCTAAGCTGGTGGAACGCAATACCTCCGCAAGAACCGCAACACAGGCCAGCGATGAAGCCCAGACCGATAATTCTGTATTGTCGTTATGTGCCGGGAATGTTGAGCAGGCAGTTAACCGGGCGCTGTCTTTCGCTGTGGCGTTCGCAGGGAGTGGTGACGGGCAGATTGAACTGAACAAGCGCTACGAGTTGTCACAACTGGATTCTGCCTCACTGACGGCAATGATGGCTATGGTTCAGTCCGGGCAGATGCGGCTGATTGATTTTATTCGCTATCAGCAAAGTATCGGCCTTATCGACCAGCAGGAAAAGCCGGAACATATTGAAGATGAACTGCGTAATGACGGGGTTGACCTGACGGGTGGCGATGATGGCAACGGTGAATGAACGTCTGCTGGATGAGTCCATCGCCCACGCGCTGTATCTGTCGCGGTACTCGACGGGAACCGCAAAAAAAATGGTTAAGTTGCTCAATGACAGTGACAAAGAGCTTTCTGCTCGGTTGCTTGTAGCCCTGGAAGATGCTGACGCCGACAGTTTAACGGTTCAGCGACTTAATACCCTGTTGCGGGACGTCCGTAAGTTTAACAGCCAGGCCGTTGAGCATGTTTTCTCCGCGCTGGGCGATGATTTGCGGGATTATGCGTCGTATGAGGCGCAGTATCAGTACGATTTGCTCAGTCATCTGCTGCCGGACATCGTGACGGAGCGCTATCCACTGACGGGACTGTCTCCGCACCAGGTGTATGCGGCGGCGATGGCCAGACCGTTTCAGGGGCGGTTACTCAGCGAGTGGGCCGACAATATCGCCGATGACCGTATGACCCGTATCAATAATGCCGTCCGGCTGGGGTATCTCAACGGGGATACCACGGAACAGATTGTTCGGAAAATTCGCGGGAGTCGGGCCAGACAGTATAAGGACGGCATCATTGAGTCCGGGCGACGGAATGTTATGGCGGTTGTGAAAACGGCGGTAGGGCATATGGCGGCGGTTGCGCGGGATGATTTTGCCAGTGCCAATGATTCTGTCATTAAGGGTAAACGCTGGGTGTCCACTCTGGATTTACGCACCACGCCGGGCTGTATTATCCGGGACGGACGGGAATACACCGTCGACAACAAGCCGGTGGGACACCATATTCCCTGGTTGCAGGGGCCGGGACGTTTGCATTTTTGCTGTCGAAGCGTGTACACCTTCATCACAAAAACATTCCGCGAGATGGGGATTGATATTGACGAAATACCGGAAGCAACCCGCGCCAGTATGGATGGGCCGGTTCCGGCGAGCACTACTTATGTTGAGTGGATACAACGCCAGTCGCCGGAACGTCAGAAAAAGGTGCTGGGAGTAATACGGGCAAAGCTGCTGCGGGATGGTGGCATAAAACCGGATGAATTTTTCACCGACAGGGGGGAATGGATGACGCTGGAAGAGATGAAGGAAACCGACTACCAGGCGTTCGCTGATGCAGGCGTCGCCTGACGAACGAATGATATTTACCACGGGCTGCCATATGGCGGCCTTTTTTATTTACTGCGATCGGGGATCGCGCCATCACAACGGGGTTGATGATGAAACTGAAATTCAGGATCACAAAAGAAGAGTTTGACGCGTTAACGGAAGAACAACAGGCGCTATACGGAGAATCTGGCGAGGGCTATCAGATTGCCATTGAAGGAATACCGGATACATCAGCACTGGATGGGCTGAAGTTGAAAGTCGAAGAGCTGCTGTCGGAGAAAAAAGCCGAGCAGAAGAAGCGCGAAGAGGCGGAGGCCGAAGCCGAAAAAGAGCGCCTGGAAAAACTGAAGAAATCCGGTGACATCGAGTCGCTCGAAAAATCCTGGCAGGAAAAGCTGGAAAAGGCCGAGCAGGACAGCAGGGCGAAAATCGATGCGCTGAACACCTCCATTCACAAAATGCTGGTCGATAACGTGGCGCTGGATTTAGCCACCTCACTGTGTGGTGAAGCGGCTCCTGTCATTCTTCCACATCTCAAAACGCGTCTGACCGTGGAGACCGATTCTGACGGCAACCCGGTAACGCGTGTGGTGGATAGCGCCGGGAAACTCAGCGCGGCGTCACTGGACGATCTGAAAAAAGAGTTTACCGAGAACAAACTGTTCTCAGCACTGATTATTGATTCAAAAGCCAGCGGAACCGGGGGTGACGGTGGTGAAAAGAAACCTGACGCCGGGGGCGAAAGGCAGAAGAAAACAACCGTGGCGGGCGATCCGATGGTGGATGCTGCCCGTGAAATTATTGGTAACATGAATAAGGATTAACCTCCATGAGTTTAGTTATTTTTGAAACCCAGGTCTCCACGGCGGCAACGGAGCTTATTAACCAGAAGGTGCAGGAGTTCAACGCCGCTTCCGGTGGTTCTCTGGTGCTCGGCAATGGCGATCACATCGGTGATTACATTGAGAGAACAAGTTGGCAATTGATTGGCGGGCTGGCGCAACGACGTAACGCCTACGGTTCTGGCACGCTGACGCCGCAGGAGCTGGGGCAAATCCTCGACCGCATGGTGAAAATCGACGGTCGCGTGGGGCCAATCACTGTGACGCCGACCATGATGAAACGTCTGGGTAAGGATGTTGCGGAAGCTGCTGCTGTTGTTGCTGCACAGGCTGCAACCGCCATGATTCAGGATTACCTGAATACTGTGGGTTCTGCCCTGAAAACAGCCATTTCCACCAACAAAAAGGCGGTAACGGACCTGTCAGGCGCGAAAAACAGCCCGACCTCGCCGTCGCTGCGTGGGCTGAACAAAGGCACCCGTCCTTTTGGTGATGCTTATTCCCGTCTGATTGCCTGGGTGATGACTGGCGCGGCATTCAATGATTTCACTGACGAATCGCTGAATAACGCCGAGCGCCTTTTCCAGATCGGCAACGTTACCATCAAGCAGGACAGCATGGGGCGTCGTTTTGTCATTTCTGACATCCCGGCACTGATGGATGGCAATCTCCAGCATATTCTCGGACTGACGCTGGGAGCCGGGGCAGTTCAGACCGCGCCGCTGAGCATGAAGGCGCAGGATGTGCTGGGGCAGGAAAACCTTAAGGCGTTGATGCAGGGTGAGTACGACTTCACTATCGGTATCAAAGGCTACCAGTGGGCAACGGACAAGATTAAGTCACCGACCAATGATCAGATTTCCGCCGCCGCAAACTGGAGCCAGATTGCAACGGATGTGAAGGACACGGCGGGCGTTATCGTCACGTTTGGAGAAAGAGCCGCAGCGTCATCCGCTTCAGCATAACAATAAGGGGAGCTTCGGCTCCCTTTTGTTTCAGGAGGCTATTTTGCTTGTAACCGATTTGACGTCAGACAGTGCCGACAGCTATGCCGGGGTGGGCGATCTTCGTCATTATGCCGGGCTGCGGGGCTACTCAGTCCCGGAGGATGACGCATCCTGTGAAACACTTCTTATTAAAGCAATGGACTATCTTGCCGGTATGCCCTGGTGTGGAGAAAAGGCAGAGCGGGGGCAACCGCTGGACTGGCCGAGACGTGACGTTTGCGTGGATGGTGCCATCCTGCAGGATGGGTTGTTACCAAAACGGGTTGTTGATGCACAGTGTCGCCTGGCGGTGGAAGCGCAGTCAGTTGATTTACAGCCCACGCTCAATGGTGAAGCCGACATTCTCAGTGAGAGCATCGCGGGGGCCGTTGCGGTCACTTACGATCCTGATTCGGCAGGAACGCCGCCGTCATTCCCGTGGCTTGATACCATTTTGCGGGGACTGGTTGAGAATGGCGGCGGGATCAATTTTGACGTTATGCGGGGGTAATTATGCCGTATGACTATTCACGGCTGAAAAATAGGGGCACGGCGCTGATAAAAAAATACGGATATTCGCTGTCGTTGGTGCGTCCGGCGAAATCCGGTATTGATCCGGCGACGGGCGACAGGCTGTCTGACGCAGAACAGCAGATATTCAGCGTAAACGGCATTGATCAGCAATACAAACAGTCTGAGATTGACGGGACGCTGATACAGACAGGCGATAAAAAAATACTGCTTACCGCTGAAACTGCGCCGGAGCAGGGAGATTATCTTACAGATGGTCTTTCCCGGTGGGACATTATCACCATCACGCCTGTAAAACCGGCAAACGATGTTCTTCTGTACTCACTACAGGTGAGGCTGGGAGGTCAGAATGGGGTTCGCGGATAAAATTCACCATTTTTCCGTTGACGTGCCTGAGCAACTTTCCGGTACATCCAAAAAAATCGCCATCGATTTCTTTTCTGGTGTAATCCGGGACACGCCGGTTGATACCGGGCGTCTGCGGGGAAACTGGCAGTGTACAAGAGGAGAACCAGCATCCGGCGAACTTGATGTAACTGATAAGTCGGGGCAGGAAACCATCAACAAAATGGTTCAGACGGTGGATTCTGCGAAGGGTGACTTTGTGGCGTATCTCACCAATAACCTTGCGTATGCGGCGGTGGCGGAGTTTGGCCTGTGGAAGGATAAAGACGGCAAGCCTGCTAACGGACCAAAGACCACACACGGCTACTCAATACAGGCCCCTTCCGGTATGGTCGGGCTGAATGTGTCACGTATTAACATTTATATAAAACAGACTATAGCGAAGATGAAAAGGCCATGAAAGACATCTCCACTGCACTGCGCACCCGTATGCAGGAGGCCGCAGTATCGCTTAATCTTCCTGTGGCCTGGCCGCTGGAGGACTTCACCCCGCCGGATGGCGACTGGCTCGAATTTATCTTTCGCCCGGCGTCTGATACACCGCTGTCGCAGGGGCCGGGGGGACTGAACACTATCTCGGGTTTTATCAGGATAACCGTTCACTGTAAGCATCGTGAGGGCGTCAGTTCAGACGCCCTTTTTTATGGCGACAGACTGAGAACCTTTTTCACCTCCGGCGTGACGCTCGACTGTAATGAGACGCGTGTCACCCTCAAAAACCGTGACTACAACGGTCCATTACCCGTCACGGGTCATGTTGCCTGGATACTGACCGTCTACTGGTCATCTTACGAATTACGGAGTTAATGCTATGACAGCACCGATTGTGGCCAGCTCAAAGCAGGTCAGTTACTACTATGTGCCGGAAGTGACCGAAGGGGAAACCCCCGCAAATCCGGCTTTTATTCGCATACCCAAAAAGCCTGGAGAATTAACCCTGAAACGGGAGACGTTCACGTCTGAACAGACACGCGGAGACCGCCAGACAGCGACGCTGAGCTATGGCGCGGAAAGTGTCGACGGTACGCTTGAAACCGAGTTTGCCTTTGCTGACTTTGATTTCCTGCTTGAGGCGGCATTGTGTGATAACTGGCAGAACGATGTACTGAAGGTCGGGCAGGTGAAAAAGCCGTTCACCGTTGAGCGCGTACAGAACGACCTCAAAAAATACCGTCGTTTTACCGGTTGCCTGGTGAACTCTTTAGATTTGAGTGTTGCCCCTAACGCCATCGTTACCGCCAGTTTTGCGCTGATGGGAGCAACCGCGACCTATGGCGACGCCGTACTTTCAGGGGCTACTTACAAAGAGCCGGCCAATAACGATCCGTTCGACTCAACGGGCGAGAATGTGGCGCTGAAAGCGCAACTGAAAATCAACGGCAAGCCCAGCAACGTAGTCACTTCCATCAGCCTGAAACTGGATAACGGCGTTGCGCAGGCTCACGTCGTCGGTCAGCGGGCAGTTGCGACAACCGGGCTGGGTAATTCTTCCGTCACTGGTTCGCTGGCGTTTCTGTATACAGGCGATGATATTTCCGATTTGTTTATCAACCGCGAGGACGTGTCGCTGGAGTTCACACTCAGCGGGAAAGGCGGTTCATACACTTTCCTGTTGCCGCGCATCAAACTGACCAGTGAGTCTCCCGGCGAGCAGGATGTCTTCACCATCATTAACTCCGATTTTCAGGCACTGCTTGACCCGGCAACCGGAACCAACCTGCAAATCACCCGTAAGGCCGATACTCCGTCTCAGACCGCACATAATGACACTCCATCAGCACAAGGATAATACCCGATGAAAATTTCTGATTTTGCCACCCGTCAACGTGCCAACCAGGGCGAAAAAATGTTTCTGTCCCTGCCGGACGGTACTAAAACAGAAGAATACCTGATTGTGCGTGGTGTGGATTCTGACGCCTACAACCAGGCACGCAGTGAAGCCAGTCGTCGGGTGTTCTCGCTGAAAGAAGATGACGATCCGTCTCCGGTCGTGGAAGAAAACCGCTTCAATCTTATGACGAGTCTCGTTGCCGGATGGTCGCTGGAGGAAGAGTTCAGCGAAGCGAACCTCCGCGATCTGCTGAAAGAATGCCCGCAGATTGGCGACCAGATTAACCAGTTTGCGGCGAACCGCGCGGAGTTTTTCAGAAAAAAGCCGGAGAAATCCTCGACTACGGCAGATACCAGAAAAAGCTGAGTAAAAAACAAAAGGACGGAAAAACGCTGGGGGAACACTGCCAGCAGGCCGTGAAAGCCGGAATAACGCCGGATATTCTCATCAACGCCCCGACATTACCCGCCGGGGCAGAATATCTGTGGGAATGGTTTATCACCCTGACGCGTGGAAGTGCTGGAGAAGTGACGTACAGTGAGATAAAAGCCTGGTCAGAACTGACGGGAATCATCCCCACGGCTGATGAGGTGGGGGTGATTGTTGATCTGGCGGTGATATTTGCTGAAGTCTGATCACGCTGCCGTCGAGTGAAGTTTCAGACCAAGCGCCTTAACGACTTTCAGAATGGTGCCAAACTCAGGATTGCCGCTACCAGAAAGGGCTCGATACAGACTCTCACGGGATACACCTGCATCACGGGCAACTTGTGTCATTCCACGGGCGCGGGCAATGGTGCCAAGCGCTTTTGCGATGAAAGCGGGATCGTCTCCGGCTTCTTCCATGCAGGCGTTCAGATATTCAGCCATATCCTCTTCCGTTTTCAGGTATTCCGCTGTATCCCATTGTGCAAATTGTTCAGTCATTTTTTGCCTCTCTCCAGGCCTTAGCGATTTGCTTTGCCTGTTTAATATCTTTTGATTGCGAACTCTTATCACCGCCACAGAGTAAAACGACAACAACGTTGCCCTGTTGCATGAAATACACCCGATAACCTGGACCGTAGTGGATACGAGCTTCACTGAGTCCATCGCCAATGGGTTCTGAATCTCCAAAATTACCCGCCTTCATGCGATCTATTCGGGCAAGCACGCGGGCTTTTGCTCGTGAGTCTTTAAGAGACAACAACCAGTCAGAAAATGTTTCACTACGGATTATTTCTTTCATGATTAAATTGTAGCTTATGGGCTACATGGTTGCAATGTTTATCCAGTATCAGGAGCCCGATAATGGCAGACGAAATCGCCAGCCTTGTTATCAAGGTTGAATCAGGAGGCATCAATAAAGCCACTGACGCACTCAATAACCTGGCAAAATCCGGCCAGCTTGCCGAGGATGCCGCCGGGTCATTGTCAGATGCATGGGGCGGTCTTGGTAAAAGTGCGCAGACAGCAACCGGCTATCAGGACAGATACGTCCAGAGTGTTAACCGTTATCTGCGACAGGAGAAGGAAGCGCAGAAGCAGACCCGGTTAACGTCGGAAGAGTGGAACAAGCAGAATGACGCGCTTCAGGAGTTGCTGGGACAGATTAACCCACTGATTGGCGCGTTCGGGCGACTGGATGAAGCAGAAAAAAAGTTACAGGGCTTCCACAAGTCCGGGCTACTGGATGCGGACGACTTTAAGGACTATACCGCGCAGATTAATAAAATGCGCGTTGACCTGGAGGCGGCAGCACATGCCCGTACTGAACAGGGGCAGGCCGAAGCCAGAGCAGCACGTGAAGCGGCTGCGGTTGAGAAAGCTGCCACAGTTGCCAAACAGTCGTTTATCGACAAGCTGAAAACCGAATCCGAAACGCTGGGACTCACGACGCACCAGATGCTGGAATATAAAGCGGCACAGCTAGGGGTGACAAAGGAGGCGCAGCCATATATTGCAAAACTGAAAGCCGCAGAAGCCGCTACCGGTTCGCTGGGGCTGAAATCGGCAATGGCCCGTCGTGAGTTGGGTGTGCTGGCTGGTGAGCTGGCCCGTGGGAATTTCGGGGCACTGCGGGGAAGTGGTATCACGCTCGCCAACCGTGCCGGATGGATAGATAAGCTGTTTACGCTTCGGGGGCTGGGTATTGCGGGCGTCATTGGCGGAATTGGCGCCGCTGTCTATGCGCTGGGTAAAGCCTGGTACGAAGGTTCTCAGGAAGCGGTCGAGTTTAACAAACAGCTTATTCTGACGGGAGGATATGCCGGAAAAACCGCAGGGCAATTGCAGGATATGGCCCGCGCATTAGCCGGTAATGGCGTCACACAGCATGACGCGGCGGGCGTGCTGGCGCAGGTGGTGGGCAGCGGTTCGTTTACAGGTCCTGCCGTGGATATGGTTTCCCGTACAGCGGCAAGAATGCAGGAGGCCGTTGGTCAGTCGGTTGATGAGACCATCAGGCAGTTTAAACGCCTGCAGGATGATCCGGTTAATGCTGCTAAAGAACTGGATAAAACCCTGCACTTTCTGACCGCCACCCAGCTTGAGCAAATCCGGGTTCTGGGCGAGCAGGGTAGAACTGCCGACGCCGCGAAAATCGCCATGTCCGCTTATTCGGAAGAAATGAATAATCGGATGAGCGACGTTCACGACAATCTGGGCTGGGTTGAAAGTGCATGGAATGCCGTGGGCGATGCGGCGAAATGGGCGTGGGACCGTATGCTGGATATCGGGCGTGAAGATACGCTTGATGAAAAAATAAAAAAGCTACAAGAGAAGATCAAAAACGGAGGCCAACAGATTGGCAAGGCGTTTATTCCTGTAACCCAGCAGGACAGGGATAATCTTGCCGCCCTGCAGGAGAAGGACTTTCAGGAGAAACTGAAGGCCGCGCAGGATAAGGGTGAGCGTGATTACCAGGAAACGCAGAAACTACGTAACGAGCAAAACGCCGTTCTCGATCGGGAAAATGAAACCGAGGCGATGCGTCACACCAGGGAAATTAACCGCATCAATGCAATGCAGTACGCCGATGCGTCGAAACGTAATGGTGCCATTGAGCGTGAAAATGAGCGTCATAAAAAAGCGATGGAACGCCAGACGAAAAAGCCATCTGCTTACCACGACGATGAAGCCACACGCCTGCTAACTCAGTACCGCGAAAAACAGTCTAAGTTGAAGGGAGAAGTGGATAATTCCCGCCTGTACAGTAACCAGAAACTCACTGAGTCAGAAAAAGAGCTTCTGGCGCTGGAAACGCGCATTGTCGGGATGAAGGGCAAAACTCTGACGGAAGCAGATAAAAGCATCCTGGCTCACCAGAAGGAACTGGAAGCGATTCTGGGGATTAATACTGGAATAGAGAAACAACTCCGTAATCAGGAAGCGTTAAACAAGTTGCAGGAGAAAGGCGTTCAACTGGCTCAGCAGCACAAGCAAGAGCTTGAGCAACTCAGGGCTAAAGGTGAGTTTGACGTTGCTTCAATGGGAATGGGGAGCAAGGAACGTCAGCGGGCGCAGGAGGAGTTCAGCCTCAAGCAGCAATTCGCCAGCAAACTGGGGGAAATCAATAGCATTGCTGAGCATGATGGCACTTATGGCTCACCAGAGCATCTGGCGCTGGTTACTGCAAATGCTGCTGCTCTTAACGAGCAACTGGTTCAGATGAAGCAGAACTACGAGAATATTGATGCGGCACAGGGGGACTGGGTAAACGGCTTTTCAGCAGCATACCAGGATTTCATGGCTCAGGGGGCCGATGTTGCGGGAATGACAAAGCAGGTATTCAGTAACGCCTTTAATGGTATGACTGACGCGCTGACGCAGTTTGCACTGACAGGCAAAATGAATTTCAAAAGCTTTGCTGTTTCGGTGCTGGCTGATCTGGCGAAGATGGAAGCCCGTATAGCCACCTCAAAAGCGTTAGGTATGCTGATGAACTGGGGAATGAGTACGCTGGGTATTGGCGCGGCGGGCGCAGCAGGAGGCAGTACACCTTCGGGGGCGTATGAATCAGCCGCAGCCGGCCTTCAATTTGCTAAAGGTGGTGCTGTTTCATCACCAGACCTCAGCATGTACAGCGGTCAGATCCTGACTCAGCCGACATTCTTCAAATTTGCCCGTGGCGGTGGCGTTGCCGGAGAAGCGGGGCCTGAAGCCATTCTCCCGTTGGCCCGTGACAGTCGCGGCTATATGGGCGTGCGTCTTGCTGATAAAGGCGGAAAGCAGCAACTTCCCCCGATTCAGATCACCGTGACGCAGCATATTGACCAGCGTGGAACTGACCAGAAAGACCATGCGGCCGCGCAGCGTAATAACCAGCAACTGGCGAGAATGATGAGCGATATGGTTGAAACGAAAGTACACCAGGTGATTGATGGCGAGCTGCGGGATGGTGGAAAACTGGCAGGGGTGCGCTGATACTGGCGGCGCACCTGTTGCCCTTGTGTTAACCATGATTGCCGGGTAGGCAGGTGATATTAATGAGAACATTTAACTGGCCTGTAGACCAGACGTTGCAGGTGAAGGTCGCTCCACGCGTCAAAGTCGTCAAATTTGGTGATGGCTACGAGCAACGAGCACCGGATGGACTGAATACTGATCTGCGAACATACACAGTTAAGTTCAGCGCGGAATCAGCAGATATTAACCTTATAGACAAATTCCTCACTGAACATGCCGGGTATCAGGCGTTTGTGTGGGTGCCACCAGATCGCTATAAAACGGGAAGGTATAAGTGCGAGGAGTGGAGCAAGGAAGTTAGCGGCCTGTGGGACACACTGACGGCGACGTTTGAACAGGTTATTGCATAAGAAAAGAAAGTAATGAAGTAAGAAATAAAGTAATTAATGAGGCGTAATTTATCATGCAGGACATTCCTCAAAGTACCCTTAATGAAACAACCAAAACAGAACAACCCGCCAGGATTGTGCTGTGGGAATTCGATTTAACCCTTATTGGCGGCGAGCGATTTTTCTTCTGCAATGGAGCGAACGAGAAAGGCGAGCCGGTAACATGGCAGGGCAGGCAATACCAGCCTTACCCGATAAAAGGCGATGGTTTTGAAATGAAAGGTAAGGGTGCCAGCAACCGTCCTACAATCGAAGTATCAAACCTGTTTGGCCTGGTAACGGGCATAGCAGAAGACTTAAACAGCCTGGTGGGATCTCGTGTTTATCGTCGCCAGGTGTATTCAAAATTTCTTGATGCGGTAAACTTTACCGCTGG